GTTCTTGTTGACAACCCTTATCCTTTTTTTCAATTCCTCTTCCGTGTTGGTGTAGAGGACTGGGTACATGAATGGCTCAAGTCCTATGTGTCCTGTCTTTACTTGAAGATCGTCCCCAAGGTTTATCAAGGAAGTGTTGGTGGCGAAGGTTGCCATTGAGATTCCATGCGTGTATATTGGATTTTCTTCGTATTTTTCTTGATATACCGTGTATATGTCCGAGACGGCTGGAATTTTCTCCATTATCAGGTTCAATATATCGTTGGTGTTGAACGACCCAAATCCAACCATTCCATTCTTCACCGAGAAGAAGTACGTCAAAAGGGAGCATATGCGCTCCACAACCTCATACGAGGAAATCGAGTAGTCATCGTTGATTCTGACTTCAAGCCAAGAAGCATCGTAGTATTCGTCTTCCTTTGTTTCGTCCCTGATTGTGGGAACTGTCGTATTTCCATTTTGCGCGAGGAACTGTCTTCCCGAATCTTCATCCACGCTTGATATTTCACATCTTATGGGTATTGCGGGCAACAACACTGGCTCGTGGCAGAGATCCTTTATGTCAATCATCATTGACTTGCATCTTTGAATCATCTGGTCGTAGTTGATGTCAGACACGTCCTCGAAATTGGTTATGTACCAGATGTAGACGTTGTTCGAGTCCACGGCGTCAGACAATGCCGCTCCCCCATACTTGGTGAACCTTGCAGGATTGAGGTAGTATCTGGAGTTCCCATTATGCTTCTTCACGCCAAGTTGGTTCAACCATCTGTAGAATGTTGACGCATATTCCCAGTTGTTCATCACCTTCACCTGGTTGAACATCCCCGAAATCTGTGGTTCGTTCATGATGTAGAACTCGTAGTCTTCCTTGGTGACTAGCCGGTTGTTCATCTTGAACCAATGTGGAGCGCGTTCCCTGATTTCCTCCACGTCCTCTTCCTTGAGAGCTGACGTGGAACTTGTAAGAACTCGGCATTCGATGTTTTCCACGGCTTGCGCCCCATTTCCAAACAGATTATCGTACAATTTCTGGTCAATGCCCAACATGGCTGGTCCATGCTTGAACGTCAACGTCTCTCCATCTGGTTGAACGCCACCATCCATTCCCTGCGTCTCAAGGTAGAATATGTGCAGTTGCGAATTGGGGGTAAGTTTCCTTGTTGTTATGCCATCTCCAAACTTGAGGACAATCTGCTTGATTTCGTTCAATTCCACGTTGAACACAAGGGTTTCCGACTCAACCACGCCATTGTAGAGGAAACTGTGCGTTCTGTCGGTATCGTTGATGTTTGGAAGTCCCTTGAACAATCCCATGTTTGTTGGGTGGTATATGTTTATCGTTGGATTGTTTTCGTCTGTTCCTTCGATAACCTCCACTGCGAAAATGTGCGCGGTCGCCGCGTACTTCTGCTCGTCAAGTTCGCTTCTCACCATTGGCATCACGAAAGTCTCGAAGTCTGAGCCATTTGGCGTGAACACTGTCTGGTAGTGCTTCCAGATTCCATTGTGGAGGACAATATCGTAAGGTTGTTCCTAGTCCAAGTTCTTTGGAATTACGCATCCGGTGAAATGGTATGGAGAGTAGGAGTAGTATTTTCCAGAACTTGTCTGAACCATGGAGAATGGTGGTATCTCCACATTGCTATCGTAGTTCTGTTGAACAAGTTCCCCAGCGTTGTCTATTCTGAACATCGCGGTGGAAGGGGTTATTCCCTTTGCGTTGTATCCAAGGAGTTTCGCTATTCTCACTATGTTCTCGTAGTATTGCGATTGGCTGAACATTGATTCGGAAGCTGCGTGGTTCAGTTGGTACGAGAGGGTCTGGTACATGGTTGCCACCAAGTCAACAAGAATGGACAAGTTTGAACCAGGATACACTTGGTTTCTTGTTGTTGGGTCTTCAGTCAACTTCCGTATAATCAGGTCTCGCATCTGATATGCGTTGAATGTGGCATATTTTATCGGAAAGTCTTGTGAAAGGGTGACGTTCTCCTTCGAGAAACGCTTTTCATCGTCATATTTCGTCTTTAGAACACTCATTTGGATTTTCCTTGGCAAATTGTCCTTGAGTATTTACCATTTGTGAAAAGCAAAATATTTTTGGGAAAAAGTTGTTGAAATGCCACAGTTTTTGCATCTATTTTCGTAAATATATGTAGCATCAAGAAATGAAAGTTGGTTCAAGATGAAAGTTTCAGAGACAACAAAGAAGGTATATGATGGCGTGTCCAACATACTCAATCAACATGGGCAAGGTCTGTCAAAGGCTCAAGCCTATGCGATAGAAAGCATGTTGGAGACGATAGAAGAGTCTACGGAGAAACGTTGTTGCGAGCAAACAAGGCAGATTCTGGCCAAGAAGGATATTCTCATGAAGGAGATGTCTGAAAAGACGCAGATTGGCGCAGATGAAGCTACCGTGAGGAAGATTGACAAGATGGTGGAAAGCAGGATAAGCAAGTTGAAGAAAGAACTTCCACAGGTCTTGGATTATGCCAGAATGAAGAAACTTTCAGATTGCGTTGAGACAATCAAGGAGTGCGTTGGCTATGCTTCTGACGATCAAGTTGAGAAGGTTGCTTCGGAATCGGCGAAGATGTTGAAGTCAACAAAGGCACTTGTTGAGACGCAAGCAAAGACAATTTCTGAGAAGAGTGCCTCGTTGGGCGAAAGCGTGAAGAAGATAAGGGAACTTCAAGCCAAGATACAACAGATGCAGGGAACGATAGAGTCAAAGGAAAAGCAGATAGTTGAAAGCACAAGGAAGAATACCGAATTGGCAGGGACCGTACAGGTCTTGCAGAAGAAGGTGGACGAGAGCAAAAAGTTGAACGAAGCGATAGAAGAGAAGAGAAAGACGGAAGCACTTAGATATTATCTGGAGCAGAAGATTTCAAGTTATCCAAAATACGAGGCAACTCTTCTCAGAAAGCATTTCCAGAACGCGAAAAGCAAGGCGGAGATAGACGAGAACTTCCAGAAGGCTTTGGCTATGGTATCGGAGAAAAGGGATGCAATGAGGACGGTGCAAGCAATCCCAGTAGCCAAGGTAAATGAGGTTCCTGAGAAGAAGAACAAGATTTCAGGAGGTGAAACTATTGTCAAGGAGAATGGTGGTTCTAAGCCAATGCAGAACCAGGAGACTGACGATTCGTTCGTTGAAGTTGACTTCGACAACGATACGATAAGTCCAATGGACATGCAGAGGTGGATGGACCGACTTTGACATACTTCACACCAAAACAAATAACAAACAGGTAAACTAACATGTTTAGAACAAATTCAGATTACCAGAAGAAGTTGCTCAAGCGTTGGGCACCTATTCTGGAGAAGGGTACGCCAATTGATACGGTTGAGAAGAAGCTGATCGTTGCGCAGTGCCTTGAGAACACCCGCAAGGAGTTCTGCAAGAAGGGTCTCTTCACCGAGGCTGCTCCTACGGCTGTTGGCAACACGGTTGAACTCCGCACGGACAAGCCCGCATATCAGAACCCAGTTGCTGGTCAGGGCGTGCTGACGGCCAACGACTACATTCTTCCAAATGTTGTCATGCCTATGCTTCGCCGTATTTTCCCAACCCTCATGGCTCATGAGCTGGTTGGCGTTCAGGCGATGACCGGTCCTACGGGTCTTGTGATGGCTCTCCGCGCAGTTGCCGCCAACCGTGGCATGGCTGGCTATGAATTCGGCTATGGCAACAATGGCCGCATGAACCAGTCCAAGTTCACAGGTTTCGGTCCTGAGCAGACGAATGTGCCAGTTTCTTCTGGTTCTTCGCTTCTCAACAAGCTCTATGGAGCCACGCCTGACCTGAACGACATTGGTGCGTTCCTCAATGGTTCGTTTGGCACACAGTCTGGCCGTGGCGTTCCTACAGGCGCTGGTGAGGGCTATGCTGCTGGTGGTGGCTACGCCTCTGGTTGGGATCCTTCCAAGGAAGGTGAGACCTATGCTGGAATTGGTGGCAAGGCTGCTAACAACCAGGGTGATCTTGACCCATCCTTCGGCCACTGGAGGAACAACACCTATCCTCAGGCTACGTTGAAGTTCGAGAAGCGTTTCGTGGTT